GTCGCTGTACCCGTCTCTGTAAGCTCGCATTTCGTGCAAGTACAAGAAACCGTTGCGTTGGGAGATATAAGCTGCCGTTGTTTCATCCGTTCCACGACCCGACGGGTCAACCGAGCAGATTGTTTCGTCGTAAGGATGCCATTCTCCTTGGAGCTGCATTGGAGAGTAGAAATAATCTCCAGGTAATCCAACAGTCGGTAGCTCCTTGAGTACGTTCTGCGGATCGGAGCACCAAACCACGTGGTCAGGAGCAGTTGAGGGATTAACACTAGTGACAACAAGGTCGCTGCACTTGAGTGGGAACTTCTCGGCGTCAGACAAGCTGGTGTCCAGCATGAACTGAAGCATGAAGTTAGAGCGTCCCATTGCTGCTTCACGTTCGAGAAGATCATCATCAGCAAAGCGGTCAGGGTCAGTTACGTCCCAAGGTTTTGCACCATCATCGATCTGTTCTTGCAGTTGAGGTGCTATTAAACCTTCGTAGTTAGATAGTTTTCTAGGTACACGTGCAGGCCAAACAAAGGGACGATAGTTACGTTCTGCAAGCTTGCGATAGATAGTAAATGTTGTCTGTGGTGTACCTAAGTACATGATGCGGGAGTCATTCTTAGGAGTAAGGATGGATTCAGCTTCAGTACAAAGTTGTAGAAGTTTCTCCCTCATCATTTCAGTCATTGAGTTACCAGGAACTTCAATGTCGTCTAGAATCATTAAATCGGCGCGACTTCCGGTGAGCTGTCCAGTGATGCCCACCGACTTTACGGATGGAGCCTGGTGGGGTGAGCAGTTCACATCGAAGCTTATTCTTGACCACCTTGCATCGTCGGACTTCGGGCGTAAATGAGAAAGCCATGGTGTTTCAATGATTAGTTTTTGTAAGAAGATAGACATGTTGTCAGCCCGCTCTTTAGAAGCGGAGATGATCATGATCTTCTTTTCGGGGTTATTAAAGAGAGTCCAAAGAACAAAAGCACCAGTAATCCAGCTCTTACCAACTCCCCGGAATGCTTGGATCTGTAGACGCTTTGGACCGTGTTGAATGTAATCTGCAATTGCATATTGAGCACGGGTAGGTGGAGGGAGGTCTAATTGATCCCATAAAGCTTGCAGAAACAGCTTGAAATCGGCCTGTATGGCCTCTAAAACGGTGGACATATGGTATTGCTATAAAGATTATTTGGAAGCCCTTGCAGCGCCGCTACGGCCTCTTATTTGAGGTAAACCTTCACGATGTTGATCGATAGATCCGTTTAAAAGTTCTAAAGGAAGACCTACAACTTCACCAACACCAGTTGCTCCTGTTGCTGTAGTAATACCAGAGATACCTGCTTGTATCCAGTCAACAGGGTTTCCTGATTTACGAGCAACATCAACACGTGCAGTAGTTTCAGCAGCATCAGCAGCAGTACCTAGTAATCCAGGTGCAGCAGATGCAATTGCAAGTGCTTTAATGCGAGCACGAGGCGAAATGCCTTTTTTAGAATCACTAATGCGTAGATCCTGATTGTCAAACTCTGCCTTTGTTTCGGCTAAAAGAGATTCAAACTTTCCAAAACCACCTTGTTTGTTACCTTTAGAACCGTTGTTGCCACGTTCCATAAGGCGTAAATTGTATGGGTGGTGCAAACCGCCTTTAGATCTGGGCTCAACGTGATCAACCTCTAATTTACGGTTTCCAGTACGACCTTCTTTACCATTACGTTCTGCCGCCGCCGCATATTTATCATTCATGAACATTTTTTCACCATCAGAGAGTTTGATAGATCTTTTTTGTTCATTGCGTGCCATTTCTTTTGCAGCTTGACCAGCTGATGTTTTAATTTGATAGTTTGAACCGAAAGGTCCACGACCACGCTCAAAGGTATATGAGGTTCCTTTGTAAACAAAACTAGCTTTTACATTTTTACCAGGATTTGCTTCTTTACGCTGAAAATATGCAAATAACTCTTTTTGAAATACAGTTTCTGGAACCCCTTTTGTACTAAGGGGTTTTTTAGACATAAAAAAAGCCGCCCTTGCGGACGGCGATATAAAGTTGGCTAAGTGCAACTATTGGGTATGAGTTGCTAGTACATATTCACGTAGGCGATTAACACCAAACGTTGATCTCATAAAATCTAAGTAATGTTGACTTCCTTTTTCCTGATTACATTTGACACAAGCTGGCATGACATTCCTGTAGTCGCCACCTCCGTGGCAACGAGGATGCACATGATCAAGAGATAATTCGTTAAGTTCATAAGTTCCTCCGCAATAGACACATGTACAATCAAAATGTTCTTTGATACTGCGCCTCCAAAGGCGCTTGGCTTCAGAGGACGACATGGCTATTAGGTTGTATAGATAATGATCAGGAGTTGGAAGCAATGGGGTCATTAGGCGTGGATTCCTTTCTTACTGCGATTGGCTTTTTTAGATGCGATACGTATACCTTTAGAGGTGTGCGCTGCATCTTTATTGTCACCATTTCCGTAAGTGCCTAATTTTCGATTTGCTTTGTTGGCATTTATTTTAAGACGCCTGCCATTAGCAGTCTTTTGATACTTGGATTGTTGCTTTAAACGCCTGCGATTTGCCGCAGGGTTAGCGTCGTAATAACGTTGTGTTCTACCTTTTGCCATACAGACGAGTTTGTACCATTTCAGGATCTACTTTGGGTAGAATGGTAGATAGTTTGTCCAACGGGTTACCGTCATAGGCAACACCGGATATATCGTTTTTGTGGAGCCAATCACACGCAGCCTTTAGGTCTTGTGCGGTGGCTTCTCCAGCTTTAATACGCTTTAAAAATTCATTGGTAACTAAATTATGAAGCTCATTAAACTGGTCTTCAGTTGCTTTCTTTGACATCAGCTTTCTTTGCCCGTGGTTTACGTACCTTGGGTGATTTGATCTCGTAGCGACCAGATTCGGAATACAGACGGCTCAAAGCTTTTTCTGCAGCTTCGAGTGTGTCGTAGTCACCTATTACTTTGTCGATAAAGAGATCTACAAGTTGGTGGGACATAATTAGTTGTTTCTTAGTACTATTTGGTCTAATTTGTTTTCAATACGTACCATATGATCTTCCATACGTTTAACCATTGTTCCTAGGTCCGCCTTAGAAACATAGTCTGTAGCTACACCTAGTTCGATGGCATCAATACGACGATCTAAACCGCTGATGCGATCATGTACGTTGTTTATTCTTTTGTGTAGTCTGTTGTTCAAAGCAGCTCCTGCTGTAATAGAAGCTATGACAACAGTGACGAGCGCTTCAATCATTTAAAGAGACAATAGGGACAATATCGTGACAGAGACTTTCGACACGTGTTCCAGGTCTAAAGGTAAAACCTTTTTGCTGTAGCTCAGCACATTTGAGAGCACGCACAATCTCATAATCAAGCCTTAGTTTTTGATTATGTTTTCTAGCAATACTTTTGCACAACTCAACCATACCACCATCTAAAGGTACTGAAAAATTAAGTTGCATTCCCCAGTTACCTGTACGAGTGTACGTACTATCAGTTGGGATAGTGTCACTGCCCATATAAAAAGGAGATACCTGCATAGTTGTTCCGTTACAGGAACTATTAGGTCCAAAATACTGACGAGACGGTGCACCATTGTTTTGAAATTGCACCGCCTGATTAGTAACATTGCCCGTCGCAGCGGCCACCGGATTAGACGTATTATTTACAGTTGGGTCTTCGTTTGCTACTGCAGGTGTTACTGCGAGAAGACTGACAAGGATGTAACGGTAGAGACTTGATCGATAGTTTCTGTGATGGTTGTATCTTCGATCACCCCTGCTGCTCTTGTCGTCAGTTCTAACTGGAAGTTCTCTCCTGCGGTGGTTACGGAATAAGTAGTCGCAGAATCGTTGATATGCGAACTTGGGGTTACATTGTGACCGGACCATGATGAATAGGCACCACCATAGATCTCAGTCTCGATCGTACGATCAATTTCTACAGTGGTTGTAGTAGTGGAATTCATTGACCCCTGTGTGAAGTTAGGGGTGATTTGATTGGCTGCAGCTGGTGTAGCGCTAGCCAAAATTAGAAGCAAAATAAAGCGTTTCATTCGTCTTTCTTTTTAGGGTCAGGTTTTTGGTTAGCAGTTTTGGTATTAGATGTCGTCAAACCGAACGTCGCAAGCGCCCCAGTGAAGACGCTGGCGACAAAAGTTATATCCCCACCACTTTGACCCTTTTTAATCATAGGTAGGTCAACATAGTTAAGAGTGATAATAAAACCACTCCATATGACGACACCAAGTCGTACGAAAGTACCAAGGATTTGTATCTCGTCCTCTGTATTCTCTTTGACTTTTGCTAAGAAGGATTTTGGTTTTTCTTTGTTGTCAATTTGTTCCATGCTTGTTTAAGGATGGGTTTCATTACCATCACCAAGTATTTAAAAAGTGACGTAGCGGCAAGGGTGGCTCCCACCGAAATGACCGATGTAGTTGCAGCCGTGGTCATGATTGTTGTTGTTGGCATCGGTACTTCGATGTCCGTAAACGGAATACTAACAATCTGTGCTTCAGGTGGAATGTTATCAGGAAGCTTTACATCTGGCTTAGCAGGTGCAGCTTTCTTAGGTGTAGTTTTTGTGTTTGTTTGTTTATCCTGTGGTGCCTCGTCCTTTGCCTCGATTCCTCTGACCCCAGGAGGTGGCCTAAGAGTGTTAGGAGGCACTACAAGCGGCTTATACGAGGGTATTTCGGCGCTTGGTAGCTCCAGTATCGGAGTAGGTAGTAATGGCGCTTCAGGGAGGTCCCAGACGGGCAAGACGGGCGGGTCTGCCCATTCCATCAGTCAAGTGGCTTAGCTGGGAACAAACCGTTGCGGATAAATTCAACTGCTTTATCGTCAACTTCATTATCAGTTGATTCAGCCAGCTTAGTGAGAAGATCTACAATAAGTAGTTTTACCTTCTCAGATTGAATAAAAGAAAAAAGGATTGGACGGATAAGGGTGATCATAATAATTAAAGTGCGATGTATCTGAAGGCGTTGGCATACATTGAATTAGCATCATCGTCGCCACTAATACCAACGTAATAAGTACCAGAAAAGCTATTGGCAATTTGCAAAACCCCACCATTTGGTGAGGTACCTAATTGTGTTCCTGTAGCTTCCCAGTCTTTATCACCAACTGTAACTTTGTAACGAGTTCTTGATAGGCTAGGTTCGTGATAAAAGTGCATCGTGACCCAAGTTCCACTAGAAACATAAGGAGTTTTTAAAACATTATTTGGCGTACTCATACCTACTGATGCGTTTTCACCGTACATGTATGGTTGAGCGCAGTTATTTTGTGCAGAAATTCGACCAGATTGAGTATTCCATTTCCAATTCCAACCAGAGGTAGAGGTGTAATTAGAGTTAAATACTGCGATACTGGCATCAGAACACCAGTTGCTTGAGCCACCGCTGTCCTGGTCAATTCTTGTCGATAACTGAAACAAGTAATCTCCAGTGAATGATGTTGGCAGTCTTAGTGGGTATTGGCCGCTTCCAGCATCACCAGTAAATTTTGCACCAGTGCTATTCCATGTAAGGGTTGGTTGAGCGTTGGAACCAGTGTATTGATACATACCAGCGGGTAGTGACCCGCCAGTAAGATCAAATACAACAGAGCCATCTCCACCACCACCGGCAGTACGTTTTCTTTTTCTACCAGCCTTAGTTACTGATAAAGATGTAGTTCCTAACCTCATCAGCCAAGCTCGGTAAGTTCAAGCACTCCATCAGTCGATGCGTCCCGAATAACGGCAATGTTCGCGCTATTGGTGATAGCAAAGTCAAGTCGCTCACCATCAGCAATAAAATTAGAAGAAGACGCGTTAGCAGTCTGTGCGCCTTGCCCAATAGCAAAACGGATGTCAGCACCTACGGCACGCATAGAGATGCGGTAGATGCCAGCGGTCAAAGCGGTGTTAGCTGAAGAAGCGCCAGCAGCAAGCTGACGCGCCACGCCTGGATGACCTAGGAATTCAACTCTAGATGTAAAAGACATAGTTATTAAGAAGGTTCAGTAGGCCAGGTCATTGTGTGGGGAAAGCCAGATGCTGACGGCAGGTCGCGTAGGCTGGTTCTGTAGGATGCCCACTCAGTTTTTTTGTCAGAAGCCAAAGGGCTATCAGCCATTTGCGTCCAGTCAGAAGTGCTTAGTTTTTTATCGCGTGTTGTACGTGCCAACGTTGCAGCGTCGGCATCAACGCTGGCGCGAAATGCAGCTTCGTTTTGAGCAGCTGTATAAGAAGTTGTTGTTACGTTGCCTTCGTCATCCACAGTGTTTACAGTGGTATCAGTAAAAACCGGACCAGCGATAAATTTAGTAAACCATTGACCTTCAATTTGCTCAACACCATCACGGGTGCTTACGCCGTAAGGAGCAGTCACAATTGCTGCCGCTCCATTCAATACAGCGTCATAGCCGTAGCTGTCTAGAATGTCTGTTGTAATTGGTATTGGGAAGCTTGTATTAGGGTAACTTGCCTTAAATTGGCTAACGGTGGTTACAGCACCAGATTCACGATTACGAATTTCCATAATTAGTTATTTAAGCAATAGCCATGTACAAGTAAGTGCCACCACTTAGATTAATGGGAGCTGAGGCAGTTGATGTTACAGTAAACCCGGCACTATACGGGTCGATATTGTCTGCTAGGACAGTTGCGTCAGTACCGTTAAGATACATGTGGTATTCATGACTAACGTATATTCCGCCAACGGTGCTGAACACGTGCCAAGCGCCACCACTGGCTCCAGTGTCTCTACGTTTAATTAAAACAAACCTGGCACCTGAAGTAAAGCCACAGTCAATGTTGATGTTACCACCTGTGCCTGTGTAGCCGCCTATTTTACTTACGCCGGGTACAGACCCGAAGAGGTATGCAATGAATTTGTAATTGGTTTGGTTTACCTCAGAAGCGCTATTTACTGTAAATTGTGTGGACGTAGGTGCGGTATTATTCCATACACTAGTAGTCATATCTGTATGTGCAGTATCTAGGTACATTAAATTAGATGCCCCACTTACCGAATTGTAAACATGCCAATTATAAGACGCGTTACGATTTTTGATCCATATCATTTGTGGAACTGCTCTGAGATTATGACTTATGTTTCTTAAAGAACCATTTCCTTTAAATGTGACTACGTCAAAATAGCCTGGAGCACGTTTAAATGAATAATCAATGAGATTACCTGTATTACCGGCTCCATTGCCTCCATTAATTATCGCTCCAGTCATGGTTGCCCATGGCTCCGTACTATCTAACCACCCACCAATAGAAGTGCCTGTATTATTTGTTGCTAAGCTGTACTGACCACCTAGTCTTGATGCAATGCCGTTGTATTCAGTAGAACTATCCGTCCTCAAAACAAACGTCATGTCAGTATAAATACTACTATTAGTGTTTGCATCAGAACCACTTCCACTGCGACTTCCAACATCAAACACCTCCGTCCCAGTCTCAGGCGGTTTATTGGGGCGGGCGATTGCTACGAAAATATAATCTGAGCTAGCTCCACCTAGGTCTTCGTCAAATTGAAATCCATTTTCATATGGCCAAAATCGGTTAGGGTTGCCTTCACTAGAATTAAGATTAAAATATATAGCTGCAGAATTAAAGCCATCATTAGCCATTTTTCTTGTGACGTCCATTACATACCAATACGAAGTAGAGTCTTTACGCTTCCACATAATCCACTGAGGTTCGAAACCACAATTTACACTAATAATGTTGTTTTGGTAAGAACCGCCGCCATTAAAGATTCCACAATAAATAGCAGCTTCGTTCCCATTTTCACCAAATTGTTGATCGTCATGTGCAAAGACGTAAGCAACATATGTTGAGCCGTTGGCATTTACTCCAACATTGGCTCCAACAGTAAAAACAGAACTTGTTGGTGCAGTGTTATTCCAAACGCCATTATCTACAGAATTTGCGTAAGTGTCATGTAGATACATAACACCGTTTGCTCCAAGAGAACGGTGGTAGACGTTCCAGGCTCCAGTGCCAGAAGTCTTCTTGACAATTATCATCCCTGGCACACTGCCAAGTGAGTGACTGATATTTTGCACACTGCCCGTACCCGTAAATGTGACTACATCGAAAAAGCCCTTCTGCTTGCGGAGTGTATAGGAGACAATGCTTGAACTATTGCTTGTCCCAACGTAACTTCCATGTGTAAATCCATCGGAGTCAAAAGAGTTTACAAATGCTTTAGTATACTGTGGGTTGGTGCCTTGACTGTCTAAGGATTGACTTACTCCTCTTTCTGAATCTACCCAAGCCCATTCTGAGTTAGCATCTCTATATTTCATTAAAACTAATCCGCCTTCCCCGGCCAGATCAATGTCGTTGTTGATTTGTGCTGAATTGTTGTTATTGCGGAATAAATCAATTGAAAATATATCGTCAACATAAACCGGATCACCGGCTGCACCGGCTGCACCGGCTATGCCTTGTTGTGTAATTGGATCCATAATCAGTTCACATAATCAACAAGTGCAGCACCCCGATAACGTGTGCCACCATCATCAGTGACAAAGTAAAAGAGGTGGGTTTTACCAGTGGTAAGAGTAGGAGCAGTGTCAGCATTGAACTTGACACTAGAAGGCCAAGCAACGGTGCCAGAGCTATG